AACGGAAGATGCAACTAATGACCCTCGTACTTTTGGAATCAACCCTTTAGACCACTTAACAAGTCGAGGCGGTAGAACTCCATGATTAAATCCTCTATAATTATGAAATCTCTTCTACTTAGAAAGGGCGATGGTAATTATAGTTTATTTGCAGGTAAAATGAATCCTCTAAGATTCCCACCGCCTGAGGCTCATAACCGAGACCCAAATATGCCTGATATTCCAGCGTTTGCTCACACTGGCGCTCACTCGGAAGAAGAAACGGGGGTGCCCGGAATGGGTCACGTTTTTCCCGGTGATTGGAAAACAGGTATGCATGGAGAACAAATATACGCTGATAAATCCGGCGGAGAACACATGCATGGTATTGACGGAATAATACGTGCAGTTGGGGACTCTTTGTTAGAACATGGAATAAAAGCGCCAGCAAAAGATGTAATTCAAAAAGCCATAGATATGCATAATCAAAACCATAAAGAAGACAATCATTTACCTAATGTAGATAGCGTTGGTTGGAGAAAAATGCATTTAGCACCATTAACGGAACAAGACCATAGAGTAAGAAGTAATTATACTCAAGATGGTAATTTAATTACAACGTATACTAATAGACACGGCGATAATCATAGAAGTGGCACTTATCTAGAATCTTATGCTATACCTTTCAATAAACAACTTGGAGAAGTTATGGCACAACTGGGACATCCTAATCCGCAAAAACATAGTTGGGTAAAGAAACCTTATGTAAAACCACATAGATTACATTTAGTTCCTGATGGAGAAGGCGGAATGCAGTTTGGTGCTAATTCGATAGACTCAGGTAAATTAGATGGTGATAGATTACACGGAAGTCAAAGATTAAAATGGGGTAGTAGAATACCTGATAGTAGAGCCTTTCAAAATATTACATCTTGGGGAATAGCCCATCATTATCCTAACGTTTACTACATACCTCAAATTGATGCAGCACCGGGTGGAAAAAGACAAACAAGAAAACAAACAGTAGATAGTTTTCTTCATCACATGGCTTTAGTAACTGGGAAAAATAGAGAAGGGGTTGTTAATAACTTGATAGTTGATAGCGCAGGGGCTATGAAACATTTAGCAAATATACCCGGTGAAATAAACGGTAAGCCGCTAAAAGTATTATTACAAACACCTCAAGGACAATTAGAAGCGGCTAATTATTTATCTCAGTTTCCAGCGTTTCAAGCAGTTTACGGTGAAAATAGAAATCCTAAGTTTAATGAAGATGGGAGTATAAAACAAGCAGGTCAAACTGTTGGAAAAATGAATCATCTATATGGGCAGAGATATGGAGATACAGCAGAAGAAGGAAAAGGGCTTGACCATTTTATGAGCCATACTGAAAAAATTGAAGCGTATAAGCAACATCAAGTAAGAGGAGGTATAGGTCATCATAATAGAGCAAAAGACGCATGGAGTAATGTTGTGCTTGCAGCATCTCAGGGAATCAATCATGCAGAAGATGATTTATCGCCCGAAGATTTGAAAGCGGCAAAAATTAGATTGTATGATACTCCTGAAACAAGAGCGGCTGCGCCTAATGTAAAAATAATGCTAGACCATTTGTTTCATAGCCACACCATAGCGGGGGGACATGAAAGAAAAGAAATACCTTCACAAGAAGAATTACAGCAATTACAACCAATTGTAGACAATATACTTCAAGGAGGTACACACGAAGATAGGGGGCAATTAGGTGTGCCAGAACACATTAGATATTCAGACATGACATCATCTATGTCACCAGTCGGCGCATCTATGCAACCCGAAGAAACCACATTAAAACCACAACCGGGTAAAGAAAAAGGTATATCCGGTGCACCTGTTCCAGTTTCCGGCGGTGCACCTCCGGCTGCAACTAGTGGTGCGCCACCACCACTAAGCGATGCTGCAAGAAGAGCACAATTGCAAGTAGACCCAAATACAGAACACTTTCGTCAATTAGTTGCAAATAAAAAAATAACTCCTGACCAACAAATGAGAGCAAAGTTTGGTTATGCGTCTCCTGAAACAGTACAAAATGTAATGTCTAGATTACCTCGACCACAATACCATCCTCAGCAAGCGCAAGTGCTTTACCCCGGAGAAACCCAAGTACCACCAGTTGGTGTAGTATCTTCTCAGAGACAACGAGAGTTTCAACAAAATATGGGTGACCCCTACCAACGTTTTCTTTCTGACTATCCTACTAAAAGTAAAGATGGGCATAATGCCGCCATGGATAGACTAATTAAAGCAGTAGAAATATTACAAATAGAAGATGCTCGAAAAGATGATGAAATTATCAAGCATTTACCTTCTAATAATTTAAGCGTAGATTCTATTACAGACATTCTTTACTTAGCGAAAATGCTAGACATCACATCTATGGATGTTAGTACAATATTAAACACTAAAGGCGATTGGGAGAGAATATCTAAGACATACGGCTATTCCGATAGAGTAGTTAAAGTGGTCAAGGTTTCATTCGGGGGTGTCTAAATGGGTAAAGTTTACGTTATTAGAAAAGACGCTGGTGCTAATCCATCGTCAGCCTTTATGATGGGTGGTGGTCAATCGGGAGGTGGTTTTGGTAATGTCATGTATAATCTACCAAATTGGGTTACACCTGAGGATGCAGTTTATGGAACGTATGACAAACAGGGCAACGTTACATCGCCCGGAGCATTACCCACAGATGGTACTGCCACTGTCGAACAAGGTAAACATGGAGAAAAATGGGCTAAAAGATTAGGCAGAGCGGGTCTATATGCAGGTGCTGGGTTAGGCGGTCTTAGCACATTTTACAATTTGAGTTCTAGTGGTGAACCGCTTGACTTTAGTGGGATGGCGAATATAGGTACTGCTGCTTATACTGGGGGGCGAACCGCACAACCGTATTCTACTACTTTAGGAGCACAAATCGGGGTAAGAAGAGGGAAAGGAATGGGTACACCTGAGAATAATACTACTGTATCTACAATCGCATCTCCAAAACAATTACCACCTCCTCGTCAGATAGTAGACGATGAGTTTACAGAAGAAGAGTCACCGTCACCGACTAATGCTGCTATGCAATCTCTACGACAGGAGAGTAAAGACCAAAATTGGTTTAATGATAGTAATAATTACCATCCAATGAATGCTTTACGACAGGAGTATTTATGAGTAAGAATAAGGAAGAAATGGATGCCTTTATTCTTAATATGGATACGGAGATGTCTAAGAAATCTTTCAAGTACTTTTTTGTAGATATGCTAGGTTTCATGTACAATCACCATCACGAATCTTGGAAAGAAGGATTAGAAGAATCTCAGTATTTTTGTGTTAAAGCGTCAAGAGACCACGGAAAATCAGTTTTCTTTATGATGTATGCGTTATGGTTAGCGGCATTCAAACCTAATACCCACGTTATGATATTCTCACACTCCCTTGAACAAACTCTTGAACACATGCGCTTTGTACGTAATACAATAGAAGGGCACGATATACTTAGAGATTTGAAGCCACAGGGTAAACCTTGGGCTAAATCTTACTTCGAGTTTTCCAATGGTAGCCGTATGATGGCAAAGTCAGTTGGAGGTGCTACACGTGGTTTCCACCCTGACATTGTTGTATGTGACGATATTCTATGGGGTACTACTGCAAGTGAACTTGCTAAAACAGCAGATTGGTTTTACGGTGTTTTGTTACCTGTGCTTCACCACAGTAGTAAGTTAATGATGGTAGGAACTCCTTTCAGTTACAACGATTTATACGCTGAATTAGAACAAAAAGAAACTTTTAGAGTAGAAACTTATCCAGCAATAAACCAAGAAGGAGTTGCCTTATGGCCTGAAAGATGGGATTTAGAATCTTTAGAGAAAAGAAGAATGTCTATGCCAGCAATACAGTTTAGCCGTGAATACCTATGTGAGCCGATTCACGACGTGGCGAGTATGTTCCCCGGCCCATTATTAGAAAAATGTAGAGACCCTAAACTTGTTTTGATTGACAGGGCTGAAACTTTCTATAACGAAGAAGGTGAAGCAAACGGAGTCTTTGGTCAACATTTTGTGGGACACGACCCCGCTATATCATCTGATAAAAATGCCGATTTTACCGCTATAACTGTGATGCGACAAAAGCCCGGTGAAGCAACAAAAGAAATAGTTCACGTGGTACATGAGAGAGGTATGTCTTCTATGGCTCAGAAAAGAATGATGGTATTACTAAATAGTCGATTTAGTCCTGATTTAATTCAACTTGAAGGTAATAATTTTCAGCGTATGTTAGAACAAGAAATGAGAGAGTTGAGAGCAGATATGCCAATTAGAGTATTTATGACTACTCGTACTCGTAAAGAGTCGTTGTTTATGAGTTTATTACTCGCATTTGAACAAGGCCACATCAAATTACCATATGGTGATGAAAGAAGTAGAACCTACACTCACAAAGTTGAGCAAGAGTTGAATAGATTCGGAATGCAGAAAAATGGTAAACTAGAAAGTGTAGGCGTACATGATGACTTGGCGATGAGTTTAGCACTAGCAAATTGGGCATCTAAGGAGTTCAAGGGAAGCATTACACTCTTAGATGATTACATGCCCGGATTTGATGAGTGGTTTAAGGGCGAAAGCAAAAATGACTCGATAATGATACCATAGGTGAAGAAGATGAATGATACAATAATGAAAGATGAATGGGAAAATAATACTTTTTGGATAGAGAATTGGGTGTACTGGAGTTCTTAAAATGAATACTTTTTCTAAGAATAACGATGGTTGGTTTGAAGCCAATTTAGGTTATTCTGCGACAGAGTTAGTACATCGACTTAGAAAGGCTAGAAGAAGCAACAAAGATGAAAAAGAGTTTATTGATAAAGCCATAGAAGATATACGGGCTATGAAAAGTATGGAATTAGATGCTACTCTAAAAATGCATAGTTGGTGTGAGCAATACTCTGATGTGATAAAAGAATTAGGAATGTCTGATAATAATATGAAAGCCTTGAGAAAGTTTGGCGACTCTCGTAGAGTTAGTTTACAAAGAGCCTGTCACCAATGGCAGAAATCAGACGACGCTTTGAAAATGCTTGAAGAATATGAAGATGTGTGGCAAGACGAACAGAAAAAAGCATGGGTGGCTGCAATGGACGGTAAAAGAGATGCAAGGAAAGTATGGAAAAGTACACTTCATCAAATGGATAGACTAAATGAAAAAGACCGAGAGGCGTTAGTAAAAAGTGCTGAAATACTTTTAGAAAAAGGTACTATGAGCGGTAGAACGTTATTTGCTAATCTTTACGATAGAAATATATTACACAAAAGTATGACATCTATGAAATTAGCAAAATTACTCAGTATGTATGGGGAAGAAGTAGATATTATGGCCGGGGCATCTAGAGGCACATTTGTAAAAATGGATAGAACTGGATTAATCATAAAAGACCCATGGGCGTATGCTGCGGGTTTCTTAGATGCAGATGGGTATATTACAATTACAGGGAGAGGTGAACCTAGAGCCGGATTTATCGCTACTGGTTCAAGAGGTAAAGTACATTGTGAACAATTACAAAAAACTTTAGATTGCGGTGTTTTACAATTAGACCAAAAAATATACAAAGATAATCAAAGAAGTCAACACAGATTACAATTTTATTCTAAGGCAGATATTAGTAAACTATTGAAAGGTATATTACCGTTTTTAGAAATGAAGAAAACTCAAGCAAAAGCGGTTTTAGCATACATAGAAGAAAACGATGGATTAAAGAAAGAAGAATTAAAGAAAGTCGTAAGATACTACAATTGGAGCGATGATACCAATAAGTCGAATGCGCTCCTTTCGGAATGGGGAGTGCAAGCCGACGATATAACAAAATGGGCGGAGGCGATATAATATGGCAGAAGAACAAGGAAGAATAGGTCGATTAATCTCTGCATTAGGTAGTCCGTTTAGAAGTAGAACAACTCCTGAGCCGCAAATGCCGTTATACACAACTGGTATTCAAGAGCCTGTATTAGCACAAGGTATTACTATTCCAGCGCTTTATGCAGTATCACAAGAAAACTTGATTCTTAGAACTGTAATTTCTAAACTAGGACAAGAGATATTTAGAAGAGGTTATTATTGGGAAAAGAAGTTTCAGCACAAGTGCAAGGACTGCGGTGAAGAATATACTCACGAAGTAGATAGTTGTAAGTTATGTGGAGGGGAAGTAAAACAGCCTGACGTACAACAACTAATCTACCCTAAGTGGTTACTAGAGCAACAAAACTCTATGGAACAAGATTTCATGCACGTGTTGCAAGAAATAGAAAGAGATTTAGAAATAGTAGATGATGCTTTTTTAATCTGTGTAAAAGAATATTTCGTAGACCCCGAAACATCGGACATTAAGTTTTACAGGGTTAAAGAATTGATTAGAGGCGACCCTATCTTTATGAGAATTATATCTGATAAGCGCGGTGTGCGAGGTGGAAGATACAAAGTATGTCCTCTTCATAGAGACCAAATCTCCTATCCCGGTCAAGATGACAAGTGTGAAGTTTGCGGCAATAATATGCAAGAAGCGCACTATGCAAATATGGCTGGTAGTGGTAAAACACAGTATTACTTAGAAGGAGAAGTAATACACATTAGTAAATACAACCCATCTAAATTGTATGGTAGAAGTCCTGTGAACACAATGTGGAGACAGGCTATGACACTTACTGCAATGGATAATTACATGTATACCTCATATCAGAAGAGAAGAAGTCCAAAAGGAATTATCTCTGTGACCACAGATAATCTAGAATCAATGAAATCATTTTGGAAAAGTGTAGACGAAAAAATGGAAAGAGACCCACACTACATACCTAAAATTGGTATTGAAAGCCAAACTGGTAGAGGTGGTGTGAATTGGGTAAAGTTCATGGATACGTTAGAAGAGATGCAATATATTCCTGTTAGAGATGAGATGCGTAATAGAATAGCAGCATTCTTTGGTGTAAGTAGTATCTTTATGATTGATAGCGGAAAATCCGGCGGATTAAATAACGAAGGTATGCAAATACTTGTAACTAACAGGGCTGTTGAGTTTGGTCAGAAAGTCTACACGCAAGTTCTATTTCCTAGAATGTTAAGACAAATGGAAGTAACAGATTGGAAGTTGACTCTTTATCCGAATGAAGAAGAAGATGAGATTACTCGATTACGAAGAGATGAGATGGAAGTTAACCTTGCACAAAGAATGATGATGCTTGGATACAAGCCTGAATTAATGGAACAGGGAGATAGAGATATACGATTTACTTATCGACAGATGAATGAGCAACAAGATGGCGCACCTCCGATGCCGCCGGGAATGCAACCGCCTCAAGGAATGTCACCCGGAAGCGGTGGCCCAATGGCTCAACAAATGGGCGCAAGTCCTCCGGGTTTGTTGGCTAATGCGATGCCACCATCACAGCCCGGTGGTGAGGGTATGGGTATCCGTACTCCAAGAGGACCAGCCTCTCCTCAAAATAGAGGAAGTCCGGGTATTGGGTCACCAGTAACCAGTGTTCAACAACGCGGTCCTCCTAATTCAGTTGCGCAGAACAATTCTCGCGCTTTAATGAACTCTAGACGGATAAAAGGCGCATAATTAAAGTAGCATCGCATACACGCAAATGGTAGTGAACCACATGGACTTATTGAAAATGCATCCAATGGCTAGAAAAATGACCGCACATAATGAGGCTTTTACTAAGGCTCTAGAAGACGGTAATGCAGACGACGCACGCCAACATCTAAATGAATTATTAAAGTATGCAACTAACATGGAAACAGACTTAGAGTTTGCAATAAAGAAAGCAGAAACAGAAGTAGTTACTCCCGACAATGGATGGGAACACAGAAGCCCAGTTCTAAAGTTTAACAAAACTGGTTCTAACTTCGACCCTTCAATGAGAGATAGACAATTAAATGGAACAATTATGTCCTCAAGAACTAATTCACAAATGAAGCCAGCAAGAGGCACATACGGACGTTATTCTCCCGGTAACTGAGGCTTTAGAATGGAAGAAGATGTAACTGAGCGTTTAATGAATGCTCTAATTTCTAAAATGGAAACCATGGATAGAGATATTCAATCTGTTCGTGCTGAAAATGCCATGCTACGAAAAGCAATGGATAATCCGCAAATAATTTTGAGAAAAGCAGGTTACGTGCCTTATTCTACACCATTGTCGGAAGATGTTACTGTTGATGCCTTTAGAGCAGATATGGAAACATCATCAGGTACTATACTCAAACAAGATGAAAATAACCCTGATAAATATTCTAACGAACAGATTCACGAAATGAGTTGGGACGATATACATGAAATGGCAGACCAGCATAGAGAAGTAAAGGAGATGTATTAATGAAACCTAGATATGAAGCGGCCTCACCTAAGGCATACGAGATGTTAAGAAAAGCAGAAGAAATAGCAGAGAGACTAGATACTCTTGAAAAAGAAGCAAAGTGCCCTTCTTGTGGTATGAAAAAAATGGATTGTATGATGAAAACAGGATGCACCTCTATGAAGAAAGGCACTCATCACAAAGAAACAAGTTTTGGTACACAGCCGGAAGGTGTACAATTTAACATAGAAACTGGCGGTCAAACATACAACGCTTTCTATCACACAAATCAAAGTCTTTTAGATTCAGAAGATATTGCTAACAAAGGTGCATCTAGTGAAAGTGTTAATTTAGACACTTTGAAAGTTAACACTCACGATACAGTAGACCGTCTTGTTGAGGGATAAGATTGAATAAAGTGTACGTCAAGAAAGGCGTTGCACAAATGGACCCATGTAAAATGTGTGGTGCAACCGCATACGAAGGTTGTAAACAAGCAAGGGGGCTTTCACTCAGAGATTGTCCTTATTACCAAAGGTACAATACCGGAGGCTGAGAGGGAATGTCATGGAAGAAGATGCGATACAAGTTTACATCAGACACCGTACTGAATTGCTAAAAGCAATTTACGATAATACTCCACCGGAACAAGAGGTTGGAGATTATCTAATTTCTAAGATGAACTTAGAGAATCATAACATCACATATGAGAAAATAGATGTTGACGTTGTGTGCGATTCTTTCAGTGAATATATTCTATCTAAGGCTAAAGAGAAAAAAACAGAGTTTGGCACAATGCACAACTTTAGACCAGCGATGGCTAAATCGTATGGCACAGACCATAATTGGCGAGATACTGTATTTAGACACATACAAGAAGAAGGAAAAGAACCAAGAAGAATAAAAACGATTGGAAGAGCAAAACGGACTTGGGATGAAAACGATAATAAAAAGTATAATTATCCGTTACACAGCCCACAAAAAGACGGTGAAAAATATGGTCCATATCGTGCAAGAAATATGATTCCACATACTATGAAACACTCTATGTGGCCTCAATTTAATCCTTTTAGAATTGCCTTCGATGGTGGGAAAGAAGGGCGAGATAATTTACGTAGTAATATACCAGCATCTATTGAACCTACGGCATTTACAGAAAAGCACTACTTAGATGCTAACCCGTTTGATGAAAAACATCATCCAGTTCGTAAAAGAAGAGTCGATACCGGAATGCCTGAGTGGGAAAACATGTTGAGAGAATACTATCTTTCGGATAACAAGTGGGCGGAAAAGGGTATGGAGATAGAAAACGCCCACAAGTTAGACTACAATGAAAGAGATAGAAATAAAGACCATGGTGTTTATCATGGTGTAAACAAAAACAGAAAATCAAGACAACTATCTTTCTTAGGTGGTAATGATGGGCATGAAAGTGATACTAAACACCAGCATACTCTAAGGTTAAGAGACTTCAAAAGATGGCAAAAAGAAAATCCTAAACTTGTAAAAGAGTTAGAAAGTCAAGATATGGATTTAGAAGAAGCCCATTTTAACGATAGAATGAAAAAATTAGATAGTAATGATATTTTTACAGAAACAATAGAGCCGAAAATTAGTGATAATCCTTATGATGATTTAGATGCAAGGGGTAGGTCTACTTTAGCCGATACAGAAAAAATACCTCATGGTCATAGTATGGGTTGGGATACATGGAATAAAGGTTTAGAGTTTTTATCCCCAAAAGAAAGAAGTTTAGTTATAGAACATATAGATAAATACGGTACAGACAACCCAGCGCATCAGTCTGTTACTTTACCCGATGGTCAAAGAATACACATGCATAGAATAAAAGCCAATATGCAAATGAGAAATAATGCAGAGGTAGACCATTGGACTAGAAGTCAAAAGCATCCGGGCGCTAATAAGGCTAAACATATAGAAGCAGATACTGATAATACTAGACTCGGAACAGAAGGAATGGTAGCCAAAGCGCTAAAAGGTGTCTATCTAAAAGATGGTTTCGTACACGAAGGTGAGCCTTATTCGTACGATGAAAATGATACAAAGAAAAAAATGTTTGACAAAACCGCTTACCAACATCTCATAGACAATATAGAAGACCACTATGAAGGTGATAAATTATTAGAATATTTTGAAGCGGGTGAACATGGACCAGCACAAAGAAACTTACCACCTTTTAGCCCAAGTGATATTAAAGAGTATGAGAAAGTTTTGAAAGAAGGCGGTACTCTAAAAGAGGCTTTTGCTAAAAAATTATCAGATGGAAGTCATATTCTCTTGAGTCCCGACGGCTTACACAAACTTGTGGGTTACAATCAAGATGATTTATCACCGTCTATGCATTCTATGTTTAAGGGGCAAAAAGAGCCTTTCTTATCGAAAGACGTAATGAAAGCCGTAAAAAAAGAATTACAAACACACATGGGTATTTCTGAAATGGCTAAACCTATAAGAAACGCATTAACTACGTTTAGAACTCCGCATGGTCCACGAAAAGATAATCCTTTATTGAAAGAAGGTGACGAAAAACATTTTTATGACCATGACGGAAAGTATAGAACCTTAGCGTATCCTTTCTCACACGCTTTTGCAAACGTTGGGGGTCACGGTAGACCTATCACCACACTAGCAGAAATCTTACATGATTTCAAAGCGCATGATTTTGAAGGAAATATATCTGCTTTAGGAGAAAAAGTAGAAGGGGGAAAGATAGAAGCCAATCCTAAAACAGTAGGTGCATACGGACATTTACATTCTGATTACTTAGAATATGGTGTACCTAATCATACAAGCGCTCTAGGTATATTATCAAAAACAGATGCTACTGTACATTCTCAATATAAAACTGGGAGTAAAAGAGGTAAAGGTAGAACCAACAAGACTAACAGTTCCGACCACGACCATACCCGTTCACCGGGTCTAGCACCAATATTAGAATATGGAGATGAAGAAGAAAATGGCTGGGTCGGTTATGATGGGAAAAGCCGTACTACTAGAGAATTAGATAAAAACAATATTTTTTCATATAATCCGTATACAGCAAGAAGTAAAGCAGGTAAAGACGAAACTTCAATCAATATGTTAGCAGGTCATTCGCATTTACTTTCTACTATAAATCGTAGAGCCTCACCACCTAATTCACCTGCTAATAATTTTATTAAATGGTCAGATATAGAAAACAACCGTAATTATCTTTCTACCACAGATGATTTAGATACAGTAATGACTAATCTTCCTTCCGCATCGATAAAAACCGTAGGGGATGTAGTAAGTGGAAAAGACATAGAACATTTAGAGATGTTGCAAAACGAATTAGACATAGAACAACGTGGGGCGAAGGACTCTGAAATCATAACTTCTTTGCGAGACAAAATAAAAGAAATTAAGTCTGATATGGGAATGAAAGAAAAAAGAAAAAGAGAGTATACTAGTACAGGGTCTAAAAAACAGGGCGATAGGGGTAATGTGAGAAAAAATATGGAAGAGGCTCATACCGACGATAGACAAGCGGTTGCTGAATATTTTAGAACAAAAATAAAACCCGCGATTGAAAAAGAACATCCTAATGCGTTTCACCCTGATAATCCAAAAGCATTACTCAATACATTAAGAGGGGTAAAAGATGCACAGCGAGGTCTTTACATGGATGGCGACCATAATATATCTATTCGCGCTCATCATTATACTAAGAAAGAAGAAGATATGACATCTGATACTCATTATAATTTAGCAAATCAAATGAAAACTTTAGGCCCATTAACAAATAACGTAATTGACCCAAGTAAACATGGGGTACAAGATGTATTAGAAATGTTAGATTTACCTAACGACGATGCTCATAAAGAACATGCGCAAAGATATTTACAAACTTTATCCGGTCCAGTACATGCTTACAGCATAGGTCAACTTGCTACAATGAGTGTTGATGGTAAGCCGTTGCAATGGCATCCCGATGATAAAAAATTGTTTGATGGTAAAGGACACGGTGATGTTCACACTCACTTAGATAATTTATACAGAGAAGCAAAGGCTGGTTTTCCGCCCGATAGAAAGGATACAGGCAACGTATATCCTAAAGGACATCCGAAAGAAGGACAAATCTCTACAACCACTAATAGGGATGCTGATAGAGCGCGTGGGTTATTCAAAAGAAATCCTTCATACAAAGGATTAAACTTTTTACATCAAAATGCAAGAAATGAAATGAAGTTAGGAGGATATGGATTACAATACCATCAAGCACCGTCACCATTGACTAAACTTAGCAAACTCCATAATGCTCATAATAAAAGTAATGAAGGGACGCTATTACATCAAAGTCAAAGAGGACACTCATCATTAGAATACCATCACGCAAGAAGAAAAGATATTGCAAGTAATATTCTTTCTTTTGATACTAGCCCCGATATCGATTTGAAACCAAATGTACCCGTTGCAACTAAGAAAGAAATAGGTTGGATGACAGCGCCAGTAAAACCTCTTAGAAGTTTAGAAGGGGCTGTACCGCAAGACCACTTTACTAGCGGTTTGATGGATTGGGGATGGAGCGGCCAAGCCGAAATAGGTGCAGAACATGATTACAATGGAAATATTAGTGTTGGTACAAATACCTCAGAAGAAAAGTTTCATTCTCTACCGTTAACATATTTACAATCTTTACACAAAGATACACATTCACCTCAACACGTTGAATCTATGTTAACAAACGCAGAGCCATTTCAACAAAATCCTACTCAGTTAACTCAAAACGATACTGGTCAAACGCCTAGTGACAGTTTCACAAATATTTCAAAAGCAGATTTACCAAAGGAAATACCTTTGATAGAACCTTTACATAGAATATTTGATATTAAAGATATGTCCGAATTAAGAGGCTTTACAGGAGAATGGGTAGTTTCTATACAGAAAGACGGAAAGAGATGTAAGGTTAGTAAAAAGAATGGGCGTGTTGAATTAGAAGATGAAAATGGCGTAAAGCAATCTTGTGAAGATGAAATGAGAGCATCGTTTAGAGCAGCCTGTAAGAAAAACTTTGTTATTGATGGGATATTAAATGATGGTGAGTTTTACATTAATGATATTCTGCTATACGACACGGATGATGTAACCGAACTAACTACACGCGAGAGAATCAAAATCTTAAGAGGACAATTTGAAAGTTATCATCCTGTCTTTGTACCTAGTCCATCCGACATTAGAATCACAGATGAAGTTGGATTAGAAGATGCTGTAAAAGAATTAGGCAAAGATTCTGATAAATTATTACTACGTGATGCTAAGTCTACATACATGAAAGGTGAAGAGAAACACCCGAAGTGGGTTATGCTTGCTAAATCTGATATTACTTACCATGTTCCATTTACTATGGAGATTGATGATAGTCACTTTATTATTAGATTGCCCGAAGATGTCGTGAAATATGATATTGTAGATAATCAAGCAGTCAACCCTGTTGCTGCGATAGGAGAAATTACTGCCTCAGATTACTCGTTAAAGTTAGCAAAGAGTCTTGAGTCTTATTGGCAAGAAGGATTAACTGAATTGTTAAAAGAAGAGTTAGAAGTAAAGGGAGACAGCGAGGTTGCTGTTAATCACATTGATTCTGATAAAATAGAAGAACAAAGCGCTGGCATTCTAAAACCAAAGAAAGATAGCAATTTAATTATGAAGCCTAATGAAATGGCAAAAGCGCTTTTACTTATTGAAAGAGCATTAGATAAGATGGAAAAAGGACATAGTAACATGGCCGGACGTGGTTTAGGGATAGATGTTGGTGGGGGCGTAGAAAGCCCACGCGGGCCTACTTCTTTGACAGCAGAGCAGTCTTTACCCGATTGGGATATGAAGAAACGACCTACTGAGGACTTGGAGAAACCCGAAGATTATCCGGGTAGAAAACAGAAAAAGAAACAAACAGCCTCGCAGTCTAGCGTTTTTGATGATAAAAACCTTGATGAGTAGTCCCGCAGCATATATGTAGTAAGGCATTACGTAACAAGGGTTAGTGTGCTCGGTAGTAAACAACTATTCAGAACTGGCGAAGAGACAATTGGTATCCTTAAGGGTGCTAATGACCTCATCGTCGCTGGCTATGCCAGTGTGGAAGTTGTAGACAAGCAAGGCGACGTAATAACAAAGGAGGCATTGAAACACGCATTTCGGAAGTTCATGGAAAATCCGTCATACAGAAACGTTCAATTGGCTCACAGTAATATACAAGTTGGAGATGTAGTACCGAATTATACAGATAACGAAGGGAGGTTGTGGAAAAGCGAAGTCGATGATGTCGGAATGTTTGTGGTAGTAAAACTGCGTGACGACATCGAGAAAGCAAAAGAGGTTTCAGCAGAAATCAGAAAAGGCGTTCTCAGAGGATTCAGTATCGGTGGTCAAGCGTTTAAGAGAGTCAGAAAATCAGACCCAAAACGAGGAGATTACCAAGAAATTAGTAAACTGGAACTACACGAAATAACGATTTGTGAAAAAGGCATCAATCCCGAAGCAACATTTAGCATACTCAAAGAAGATAAAAATAACACGGAAGTGAATAAATTGACAGAAACAGAAAACGATAATGAAATGATGAAACAACTTGGCAGCGTACTATCTCGTTTAGAAGGTAGGCTTGACGATATGGAGAAAGGCGAAATGCCACCAGCATTGAAAGAGGCTATCGCTGACAAGAAAGACGGTAAGAAAGAAGATATGAAAGATGATAAAAAGAAAGAAGATGCTGATGTAGAAAAGTCAGAATATTCTGATGTTATCACATCTGACTATCTTAACTGGATGGAAGACACTCTAAAGAGTGCTGGAGTTGACACTGCTGAGGCACGTGTTCACTTTGATAACCTAGAAAAACAAAACATGGGTTCAACACCTGAGGAAATCTCAGCAAATCACAAAGGTCTAACTGGTCAAGCACCGGGTAGAACACAAGAAGGCGGAAATCCTTCAACTGGGGCTATTGCTGCTACAACAGGTAGCGGTGGAAGTGTTAAGAAATCAGATTTCATTAACCCTGCAACATTATCAGATTCAGACATCGAGTCTGCATACGAAGTATACAAAGCGGCTGCTCTTGAAGAAGAGTTCCGTGGCTCTCTAGAAAGCAACTTTGCTAACAGATACGCTTCCGAGCGTTCAGCAGAAATTGCAAAAGCGGAAGCAGCAGCATATGATGCACGTGGTCCTCTAGACGAGATAACAAAAGCAATTAGTGCACTTTCAGAGCGCATTGAATCTATCACTACTCCAGCAGAAACAGGAGAAGCAATCACAAAATCGGAATCTAGTGCACCAGCACTAACAGTTCCATCAACGGAGGATTTGGCTAACATGTCATGGGACGAAGTTCACAACTTGGCATCCAAAGCATTCGAGTGAGATTAGATATTAAAAAATAAAAGGAGATAAAGAAAATGGCACGAAATTATGTACGAACAATAACTGACATGGAAAGATACTACTATGGAGCAGGTAACGCAATGGGTTACTCATACTCCGGTAGTGAATTACTCAAGGCCGACAGCCCTATGCTGTCAACAACAGGTGGAACATACCAAGCAATCTATGGTCGCAAAGTATGGTCACAATTGAACCAAGAGTTCAATGCATTCTCTATACTACCAAAGAAACCGTGGGATAGAAGCGGATGGCGCGTTATCACTGGCAGACCAAATGCTGGTGCAATTACTGGAAGCGGAGTTGCAGAGAACGCAACACTACCTGAAACAATCAAACCTACATTCCAACATGTAGCAGCAAAACCAAAGACTATCGCACACACATTCGATATGTCTGAAACTGCAATCTTCCTTGCTGACAAGGATGACGGAATGGGAGACATACGCTCTGTAATGAAAGAGGAAATGGGTAAACATCACGCTGAGGTAATCAACAAAATGATGTGTACTGACGTAGATACAGTCGCAGGTAACAACTTCGAGTCTCTTGACCGAGTTACTTCCGGTTTCCAAAACAGTGCAAACGCAACAACAGGAGTTAGCGCTGCATCAGGGCACGTAAGTGCAGACGGAGATATGGATATGTACAGTATTGACAGGAGTGCAAACTCATGGTCAAACGCAGAAATGAGTGTTAACGCTTCTAGCGGTACACCTACTGACAGAACACTATCTCTAGACTTACTAGACGAGATGTTCCAAAAGATGTGGATTCGTGGTGGAAACCCGAAAGTTATGCTAACTGGATACGATACTCTAATGAGAATCCAACAACTTCTACAATCACAACAGAGGTTCATGGAAGAGAAGAGAGTTACCCCTACCTACAACGGTGTAAAGGGTGTACCCGGAATCGAGGCTGGTTTCATCGTAGCAACATACAACGGTGTACCAATCATCCCAACAAAGAACATGGCAGCAGATACACTATCAAGAATCTACTACCTAGACACAGACTACTTGCACTTTAGTACAGCAATTCCAACACAATACTTTGAGAGTGGTATCGAAACTGGTGACCCATTCGCAATTAACAGACTAGGCCAAGAAGGACTATACCGTACCATGGGAGAACTATGGACCACTTTCTTCGGAGCACAAGGGAGCGTAAGAGACCTTAAGTGAGGTTGTCTTGGAGATAATATAAACGGAGGAAAAAGATATGGCAGATACATTGACAGTAACAGGAAGCAGTACAACGGCAACACTAGTAGGTGCATGGGAACTCAGAGCGGGTTCACACAGCACTACTGAGTGGTTAGACGGAGCAGCAGACACATCATATCCGGGCGGAGGTCCGGGCACATTCAGCGCAGTAAACAGCGATGGAGCAAACGGATACGACCCAGCACCTAAGATGGCACTGATTACATTAGGTTCAACAACTAACGGAGCAACCGTCACACTAAGCGGCGGTGCAAGTGCAATTCTCACAGCAATAGCAACTGGCGGAACAAGCGCAAACGCACAAACGCTCGGCGCAACCATAAGCGGTTTGGTAGTCACATTACCTACAACCGGAACTGTAACTAGCGGACAACTTGTAGTATTCTACAACTGAGGTGGTTTTACTGCCAACAGTTACATACATTGGTAATCTCTACATGAGACCTAATGCAGACACTTCTATGGGTGACTGGATTAGGGGTCAAGTAGTAGAGGTTACACAAGATTGGTTAGATGCTAATAAAAGGCAACTAAAACCAACATTGTTTGTAATAGAAGGCGCGGCATACGATTTACTAAACGACGGAATACCTGATAGTGGCTGGGTAAAAGCAGACATTGCTTCATGGTTAAGAGATAAGGGCGTACAAGTATCTAATGGATACAAAACAAAGTCCTCATTGCTTGCAATGGTGGAAGATGTCTTAAGCCCAGCCCCTGTCGAAGAAGTCATAGTCGAAGCCGCTCCTGAAATTGTAGAAGAAATTGTAGTCGAAGAGACTCCAGTAGAAGAAGCAATTGAAGAAGCAGTAGAAACAGAAATAACGGAGGAATAAGAAAATGGCATTTAGCAGTACAAAAGATAACAGAACGCACGTATTAGGTGACTTAATGATGGTCACTGGCACATGGAACGCAGCAAGCGTAGACACCGGAACAATAGTCACAGGACTATCGCAAATACTTGCAGCAGACGTAATCGGTGATACCGAAGATAACTCAGGTGGAGGAGTAGACGGAGCATTCGCTATCGTTACGACTGCTGCACCCGGTTCTCTTACAATAGATTGCGTAAGCGGTAACACTGGTCGTTGGTGGGCACTAGGAAAGCGCTGATTAGGCGGTGACCTAGATGGTTAAAGCAATACAAGTAATTGGACCTTACAGCCCTAGAGACTTCTCAGGTGCGGGTAATGACGGTGCGTTAAGCACTGCTATGACTACTGACATTGAAGCATTAACTGGTTATGCTAGTGCAAAGATAATTTCAGTAGAG